GGATTTTCATTACCTCGGACAGAATGACGTTTTTCTGGTCCTCACGGCCGGTGCCAAGCCCGACATTCACGGTCGCGTCAAGGTCGCTATCCCACACGCGGGGGTCCATAGCGACATATTCGCCCTTCACCCGCATCATCTCGGCCCGCGTCGAATGGCGGGACATGATTTGCAGGATTTGCTTGAACAGCCGCCGCATCCCCGTGTAGGCGAGATTGCTGACCATCACCTCTACCTGGCCCGCACCCGCGCTCACCGTCGCCGTGACCGCCGCCCGCGTGGTCGATTGCAGCGCATCCGGGTCAAGCCCCATGCTGGCCCGCGTGACGCCGGTTTTGACCTCCACCATGTCATCAAGATATTGCAGCGCCGGGAGCGTCTGCGCCGCCACAAAAGGCACGGGGATATCCCGCAACATGCCCGGCGCGTTCACCCTGACAATGCCGCCAAACTCGTTATTCAGCACATCGTCCATTTCTACCTGACCGTTCACAACCTCCAAACGGGGGTTATTGGTCATGGTCACGTTGTCGAGAATGCTCCGAATGATGTAAGTCGCCGCGTCCTGATCTTGCTCGATCAATTCGACAAGACTGCGCCCAAAGAACGTGTGCGGCTCCGGGTCCACATGCCATGATGCGAACGGATGGTCATCAACAGGCTCATACGACAACAGTTTGTTGGCCGACCCGCCGAGAAGAAACTTGTGCAGGATCGGCGTCCCGGTGCCGTCGATATCCATCCGCATATACGCCTCGGTCACCGTGACCTTGCGCATTGAAGGATCGGCGCTGTCTTGCCCCTTCTGTGCATCCACCGGGTATCCGCGCCGGATTTCTCCCTCTTGGCTTTGCACATCGGCGCCAGCGTCAAGGTCCAATTCCAGCGCCAAGTCCTCGGCCACGCCAAGCGCGATTACATCGGCCACCCGCATCGCAGTCCGGTGTCCGATAACGTAGAAATCATCGTCCGACCTTGCGTTTTCGTCTACGAAAAACTCCTCCGGCGGCACGGTCTCGACGCACAGTTTCCCCTCTGTCTCCCTGCGCATGATCCGAACGTCATGCAGCATGGGCAGCACATCGGGCATCGCAGGAAGCTGCGACGGGTCTACAGGCTGGCCCGCCTGCGCCATCTGCTCGGCCATCATCGTGGCCTGCTCGACCTGCTCCTGCATGACGCGGATCGTTTCTTCGTCCGGCGTCTGCTCATGCTCGATGATATCGACACCGGGCGCGTCCAGGATCATCTGGAATTGCGCATCGTCCAGCCCTGAAAAATTGTAAATCTTGGGCTTGTCGTATTCGGACCAATACGCTTTCGTAAAGCCCGTGATGCTGACAAGAGCATCGTGCGTCACATCGCGCAGGATTTTGTAACCGTTGTGCTGGCGAAACTTTGCGACGGCATAGGTGCTGGCCTGTTCCATTGTCGCCACATCTTCCGGGCCGGAAGGAATAAACTCCACCGGACGCTCTGCCGACATGAATACGCGCTGAATAGACGGCTTTACCGCCCGCACTATGTCCCGGCACTTGGTCGATACAACCTTGCTCCGGTTCGGCTCAAAGCCGATATCGACCTCGCCTTTGAAATACCGCTGCGCCTTCATCCGCCGTTCTGTGATTTCCGACGAAATGAAGTCGATTGCATCGTCTACGGCGCCCGCGACGATGTTCTCGATATCCTCTTCGCTCATGGGCTGGAATGCGCTGTCCGTCTCCGGTTCGGCGGCAATTTCAACCTCGGCCATGATAAGCGAAAGATCGTCAGTCGGCTCCATTAGCGCGGCCCCTCATAATTTATCAGTCCCGGCGCAACAGGTGCAATTTGGCGCATCACGTCTGCCGGATTGCGCATCATGGCCTGGAGAGGCGGGCTACGCATGATCGCTTGCCCAATGACGGGAAGGGCCGTCCCGACCGCAGCGCCGCCCGCCGCGCCCATGAGGGCCGGGAGCATCCCCGCACCGGACGTTAGCGCAGGCATTGACCCAATAGCGCCGAATGCGGCGGGGACAACGCCCGCCATTTGCCGAACGGCGCCCGGCGCGACAGACGGCGCTTGCCGTAAGGCAGCGGCGGCGGCTTCGGTGAACTCCGTGAATGGTGTGCCCCGCCCCGTGACGACTGTCCTTGTGCCTTGGACTTGCTTTATGGCCTGATTGAGGACTGTCGGAGACAATTCACCTGCCTCAGCGCCCGCCTTCCCACGTGCGATAACAATCGCAAGGTAGTTCCGATGCATTTCTCGGGCTTCCGCAAGTCTTGCAAGATCATCGGTTCTGCCAGCGGCGGTCAATGCCTGATCTGTCATGTCGTCAATGATATCGCGCAAAGCATATGCCGCGTTTTGTGCGGCTGGATTATCGCTTTGCAAAAGGTTGCCGATATTAATACGCCACTCCTTCAAAAGCGACAACGAAATCGGCCTGCCCGTCTTGGCAAACGCCCTGATCCGCTCGGTCATGCCTCGAACAGTCGGGATAAGGTTAGCGGTAGCCGTGCCTTCCCGATATCGCCGCGCAAGCTCAATAGCCGCATCCGCATGGCTTTCGGTCGGGACAACATCCACCCCGGCGACAGCCTCGTCCATCGTCGCGCCAATCCTGCGGTCTGCCGCCGCGAGTGCGGTCCTTGTTGCGACGGGCGCATCACTACCGATGCTGCGCATCGCAGCGGCGGTGACATCCGCCAGTTGCTGTTGCGTAGGTTGCAGCCGCCCCTCTGCCCGCATAATGCCCGGCGATTGCAGCATTTGCCCGACAGTGATGTTGCGGACCCCTTGTTCCTCCGCAATGTTGGCAAGCCTTCCGCGCTCTGTAGTCTCGGGGAACCGGCCCGGACGTGCCAATGCCCCCGCCGTGCCCAAAGCCGCCGCCACCCGTGCGTAAGGCTCTAGCGCCGTCCCTTCTGTCGCCTGCCCCGCCGCCTCGCTGGCAACGCCTGGAGCCAAGCCATACCGGACAGCGGATCGAAGCGCGCCCTTCACAGGCGCCGCAGCCAAGCCACCGCCTGCAAACTCAAAGCCGGTCGAAACATATTCGCCTAGTTTTCCGGGTGCTACATATTGGGTTTCCGGGCCGATTACCGGGATTGACGCAAGCATTTGGCGCGTGTCCGGCAGCGATGCGAGGAACCGCGACACCGCCGATGGTTGATCCATCCCAACCGCTGTTTCGATCCCAGCCGTCGCCAGTTGCGCAAGGTTCGCCGGAAGTGCTGGAATATCGGCCACACCTCTTGCGGCACCGGCGACAGCGCCACGGATAGCTTCGTTAATGCGCTCCCCTGTCGTGCCGGGCGCACCGATGATGTTTTCATACAATCTCTGCCCGATGCCGCGCGGCTTTTCGCTTTCCAGAAGGTTCGTTATGGCCTGACGCATAACGTCTTGGCTGGTTCCCTCGGGAAACTCCAAAACCCTGCCATCCGGCAGCTCAACCTCAATATTCATTCAAAGGCTCCTGTCGCGGGGTTGAACCGCAGTCTCGCCGGGCTGCTTGGGGCAGGCGCAGCAGCAGCGGGCGCATTTGTCGCTGATTGCTCCTCTGGCGCTCGAAAGCCTTCAAGCGGATTTTGCCGCGACATAAGCATTTCCATTGCTTTGGCGCGGTCAATTTCACCGGCGCGAAGCGCTTGCACGATTTGGGCCCCTTGCATGTCGTATTCAGCAACACGCCGCATTGTTTCAATGATAAGCTGGTTGCCCCCAGGCTGGTTAATGATTTTCGGAACCGAATTCACAAAAAAGACCAAGTCTTTATCTGTCATCGGGCCTGACGCTGGCGGGCGCTCGTTAAGCGCAAGTCTGTTAATGACCGTTTGCGCTGCTTGCACCTCGTTCAATCCTTCAACCGGGATGCCCAATGACCCGGCGAATTGTATCATGGCGCCTGTCCCGCCTTGTGGCGCAGTCTGCAAGAGATTTTCAATCTCATTAAGCAGGTTGGCTTGATTTTGCGCCTTGAGCCCGGCAGCCGTAGCCGCCGCAAACGTATCCGCGTCGGACTTTGCAAAAGCCCCCGCAAACGCGTCATCCCCCGGCATGATATTCTGGACAGTCGTGCCGCCAGCGCCAAACGACCGCTCCATCGCCGTTTGGTCATCAACGCCCTGCGCGCGCAGAAACTCGTAATTCTGTATGGCCGATGTTTGCTCCGGCGCTGCCTGAGGCGTCATTGCGATAACCGCCGCAGACCTCGCGTCAAGGGCGCCAGTGGCAATAGCCTGCGCCAAGTCCGTGCGCCCCATTGATGCCAGCCATTCCGCCGTGCGGTTGGCCTGCCGCTCTTGCGAGCGTTGCTCCTGACGCGCCATGACAGCCTGCGCCAAGCCTTGATCCGGGCGCATTCGCAGGCTGTTCAACGCCAGCGTCAGCCGATCCGGCAACTCTCCGCTTTGCCAGCTTTGCGCGATACGTTCGCGCCAGTTTTGCGGCTCCGGTTCCGGCGCAAAATCCATCAAGCCCGCCATCGGTGCCCCCTGCGTAGAAATACGGTCTGATAGCATAAGCCCGCTCGGGGCCGGTTGCGCCGCCTGTTGGCCTTGGAACGCCGCGACCGGCTGACCGGAAATTGCGGCGACGAAATCGTCACGGATACCGCGCCCAAACGACCCCCACGTTGGCGCCATGTCCGAAGTATATTGCTCATGGGGGAACATGTCCAAATGAACGCTGCTACTCCCCATGTATTCTTCGCCAGCGCCGAATCCGCGAAACCCATACTGCGGCGCGGCAAGCGCCAATTGCCGCATTCGCTGGTCGCCAATCGTGACAACATTGCCCTGCGGGTCGAGAAACGTCACATCCGCCGCCAGCCCTCCGCGATGCCGTGGCGAGCCATATTCGCCTGTGCCAGACGTGATTTTAACTGTTGCGCCGGGTCCGAGAATATTAGCCGCAAGCGTTTGCAGCCCCGACACAACACGCGGATCGGGCGGATTGGGGCGACGTGGCCCCATGCTGAAAATCACATTCGCGGCTTGTTCCGGCGTCATCTGCTATTCCTAGCCGAAAAGCGAACCGAAGGCTTGCAGGTATCCAAGCGCGCCGGGGTTATACGTCTGTGTCGTGCTTTGTTGCCCGAGGTTCCCGCCCGAGATGCCGCCCATAAGCTGTTGCAGCGATTGCGCCGGGGCATTGGCAGCACCCTGAAACTGGCCGCGCGATGCGTCAATCAACGCCTGCAACATCTGCTGCTGTTGCGTCCCTTGCTGCATCTGCTGGTTTGTGATCGCCTGCCCGAACCCGAACCCTTGCCCGGCAAGACCGGATTGGATGCCCTGTTGCGCCTGCGCGGCTTGCAGTGCCGTGTTGAACCCCTGCGACCGAAGGCCAGCCGCCATTTGCGCGCCCTGATCCGCAAACGCGCGGTTTGTTTCGGCCTGCGCGACGCCTTGCCGTGATCCGCCGAAGGCCCCCGCCGCCGTTGCCTGCGCGCCCATCTGACGCTGTTGCATCAGCCGCTGGCGCTCAAGGTCCTGCATCGACGCATTCACGACCTGTTGCGTGTAGGGGTTCATGAATTGCCCGATGTTCGGGCCTGCCGCCGCCTGATTATACAGGTTCGCAGAGGTCTGCATAACGTTACCCGAGGGCGCCCTGGCCATCGTGGCCTGCATTCGCGGGCCATAGGTGTCAAACCGGCGCTGCATACCCGGCCCCATCGCGGCCTGACGCCCGCCGCCCGCTGGTTGGCTCATTTTGCTTTCCCCTTGCCAGGATTGGCAAACAACTGTTGCACTTCCTGATATTGGCCCGGATTGCGGCGCTTCCATTCCTGCATGGCCTTGTCATACATCCCGCCCGAGGAATAGCCCATGAGACCGCCGTAATTCTGCGCTCGTGGCATACCCTGTGACAGGTTCGCAGTCGGCATTCCAAACGCGCCCGCCATTTGATTTGTGCCGCGCATGGATGCCATTTGCATCGGCGTCATTGCCGCAACATCTGGCCCGTAATACGGCACATAGCCAATCCGCGACGTTTGCATCGCCCGGTCGATAAGCTGTTGCGCCGCTTTGTCGAGGTAGGCCGGGGCCTTCACCTCTGATTTTTGCTTTTCACGTCCCATTGATCTGCCTTTCCAGCATAACGGCAACCGGCTCGAACCCGTGCGCGCTCAATACCCGTTCCCATCCCTTGCGGCCCGTAAGGCTGATGCTTTCGCACCCCTGCGCCTTTGCCCATGCCATCGCCACATCCAGACCGCCTACAATCTCGTCAAGATCGCCTGCCGCAAGAAAGACATGCAACACCTTCTTTCTAGCATAAACGGCAATCTCTGTCACGGCGCAGCTATTCGGCGTAGGCCATATCTGCATTTCCCCCGCAATAACGGCCTTTTCGATATCCTCATAGACGTGAGTGCCCGAATTATACCGAAGAGCATCCTCTATCAGGTGCCGATTTGCCTCTATGATATTCACGCGCGCAGCCTCGTGATTGCCAGCGTCACCGAAGGTGAAGCCGGGGCAAAGGCCGTAGACGCATGAGCCTTCAACGTCCCCGCCGTGTTGCTTGTCGCCCACATGACATTAAGCACATCATTCGCCGCGACCGTAAAAATCGCCTCCCGCGACACGACCGTCGAAGCGTCATTCTGATGCAAGGTTGCAACAATCGTGCTGCCCGTCGCATCCGTTCCATTGATCCGTGGCCAGAAGCGGAACGTAACATTGCTGGACGATGTGCTCGTGATCTGCGCGGTAAACGCCAGAAGGTAAACGCCCGCCTCCAGGAAGGTTATCTCTGTCGCTGGCGTTCCTGTAAGCGTGATCTGGTCCAGCGTGACCGAACTCAGCTCAATCTTATAGGCCGTATTCGCCGCTGCCGCCGTGATATCCGCCGTTGCGTTCAACACGGCATAACCATCAGCAAGGACGATCTGCCGCCAGACGCCCGATTTGCTGATGACCGGATAGCCGTTCACGCCATCCCATAGCAGCACCGCATCATCCGCCGCCGATGCCCCGGTCAGCCTGTATTGCAGCCGAGACGCCACCCTTTGCAGGTAGGCGACGATATTCTGCGCCCATATATTCAGGTTTGCCGTGACCGGAGGCGGGTTCATCGCAAGCCGCCCGCCACCGCATCAAGCCGCATGACGCCTACGCGCCAATCCAATCCTGGATCACCGTTCACGCGCATTTGTATCTGGCGCCCGGTGAACCTTACATTTGTAGGGTTGGCCATGTTGTAAGGCCCATAGGATCGGAGCGTATCGTTCGGATGGAACCGTGTCTTGAATGTCGCCGTCACAAGCCCTTGCGTCCGTTCATCCGGTATTAGTTTGGTCGCAGCCATGACGTTATCGCCCGCGCCGAGGCTGATCGGTCCGGTTTCGGCAAAGGCCGTCGCCCCGTTATGGGCAAAGCCGCTTTCGTGGTCATAGGCCACGCCCGCCGTATCCATCCATATCGGGTTGCGGAATACGCCAGCGTCAAAGCCTGCCGTGCGCGCGATTGCGCCGATAGACCAGTGATTTTCGGCATAATTGAAGGTAACGTATCTGTCGTTCTCGTTGCTTTCGGCAGACGGATAAAACCACCATATCTCGTTATACGCCTGATTGCTGACGCCATAGACCTTGCTGGATTGCGTCATGTTGATGCCACCGAATACATAATCGGGCACATCGCACGGGATATCCTGCACCGCACCGCCGGAATACAGGTGAAAGCCCGCCGTGCCCATCCAGAACACGCCTTCATCCACAGAAACCGCAGATTTGCGGGATATCGCGCCGCAAGCCGACCCGACACGGGTGAAGCCATACACAAACGGCGGTCCCTGATATGTCGCGGAATGCGCGTCCTCATTCGTGATAATCAGGGTTTGCCCGCGCGTTCTGATGCCGAGCATGATCTCGCCAGCGAATTGCAATTCGATATCGCCAGCCTCATTCGTCGCCGCCGGGGTCCAGACCGTGTTATTCTCCCGGTCCGACCATTGAACCTTGCGCCGGTTGCCGCCCGCCCCGAGGGCGAACAGAAACCGCTCTGCCGTCACCACAAGCCCGCTGTTATTCGTGGGCGCGTTCGTGATAGCCACCGCGTCATTCGCCGCGTTAAGGTCCCATTCCAGAAGCCGCCCGTCCTTGGTTGAACATGCGACAAGCCGCTCGCCCCAGTTATCGAGCGACCATGTTGTCGCCTCACCGAATGACCGGACAATGCGCGGCGTTCCGAAGGTGCCGAGACCGAAAAACCCGCCACCGAAACCCGTGTTGATAGTCGCGGACAGGTCGCCCGTCACCAGGCTGGCAGGCGTGATATCCGTCACGGTGCCGGACGGCGATACAGCTTTCAGGCTGTTGTGAAACCCGACCGCGTATCGACGGTTCCCGCTCAGGTCTACCCATGAAATCGCCGCGCGCGGGGCTGTTGTGCCCACGGTGTCGCGTGTCTGCCACCCTCCGACCGGCCCCATGACGTTATCACGCCAGCGAACAAGATTGGCGTCATACCATCGCCCGCTGGCCTGGAACTCTGTCCCGTTGCGATAGACGCCGGGCGGGATTTGAAGCGGTAGCAGCGCCATGTCTTTACCTTGTCTTTACGCCCGCTCGCGCGCGAAATACCCGGCCAGAAAGGCTACCGCCGCCGTAATCGCAGGCCCCGCCAGCGGCCCGATCTGGTCACCCACGCCCGGCCACTGGTAATTGACCCCGGCAATCAGCGCGGCCGTCAGCGCCCCGGCAATGCCAGCGGCTGAGACCTTGCGTGTCGGCTTGGGGGAAGGCTGATTGATAAGCTCTGCCATGATTGCTCCTATACAGGGTATGCAGACCGGGGAAGCTGGAAATGGGGCGCATCCCATCCCCAATCGCCGCCCCATTCGATAGGCGTCCCAAGCTCTGCCGCGACCGCCTTGACGTGCTTTGCAATGCGGCGCAGGTTCACCCAAAGCCGCTCCTCATTCTCCCTGCCGCCCGGCATTGCCTTGCCCGTAGCAGGGTCTACAGGCCACAAATCGACGGCATGGCCGGTCAGGTGACGGCTGTTCATCGTCTTTGATGCGCCCTGTTCCACAAGCTGCTTCTGCCGTGCCAGCGTCCGCAGGCCCTCGATCACCACGAAAGGCACGGGCGATGCTTCCATGCTCTTGATGACCAGTCGCACAAGGTCGGCATGGACGCCCACCAGCTTGGCCCCGCCGTTATCGCGCGTAGCCTGGTCATCGGGATACTTGATGAAAGAAGGTTTCGCCGGGGCAATGGTGACCCGTCCCTGTTCTGCCGCGCGGATCAGCGCTGCCCGCGTGACCGGGCCGATCACGCCATCGGCTTTGACCCCGAGCGCCTGTTGGACTGCCTTGATATGCTCGGTCATCTTGCCTCCAGTGCCGCAATCCGCGCTTCCAGCGCATCAATCCGGTCACGCTGCGCCCGCGCGACATTGCAGAGATGCACGACATAGCGTTCATACAGGACGCCATCCGGGCGCGGGTTGCCGTTTTCGTCGGGGTTCCATAGGACCAGTGTGGGGTCAACATTTTCGGCCACATGCTCCGCGATGAAGCCCCACCAGCGCACATCAGGATCGTCCGCCTCTGACAGACTGCGATAGGACATGGGCGCCGAATTATAGACGATGCTTTCGGACGCCGTGATTGTCGCGGGCTGAATATCGGTCTTGTATCGGCCCGACGATGTAGAGCGCCGCAGGATGCCATCGGAGTCGATTTGCACATTGGCGGCGCTTGCCGTGGTGTTGGTATGCGCCCACGGAATTAACGTCCGCCCGCTTGCCTCAACGCGGAAATTGACTGCCGTTCCCTTAAACACGCGGATGATCGGGTAGGTGTCGCCCTCTGTCGAAGGCACTTGCCACTGAGCGTTGTTGGTAAGAATTGCCCCGTCCCCGCTGTTCGACGCTGTATTTGGCGTCCCGATGGTCAGGCTCTTGGCGCCCATCGTCACCGCTCCGTTCCCGCCGTTGACGAAGAAAGCATCGGTAAAGGTATCGCTCTCCACCCTGAAATCTACGCTTGCCCCGTTTTCGTTGAATACCGTCAGCGTCGGGGAAAGGCGCACGTTTTCCACGCCGCCGGTGACCATCGCAATCCGGTCATCGGCAGGAAACCCGAGATAGGTATTCGTATCCCCCTGATGCACGATGTTATCCGGCACGATCACATCGCCCGAGGTCGTCACCGTGCCCGTTGACCCGACCGTCAGCCGCGCCGTGCCTGCCGTCTTGATCTCGACCGTATCCGTGGTGAACCTGATGCCCGTATCCGTATCGCCCGCATGGACGATATTCTCGGAAATCGCCACGTTATTGATAGCCAGCGTCCCGTCCAGCAAATCATCAATCTTGTCCAGATTGTCGTTTGTTTTCCCGCCCCAGGTATTCTCAGAAGCGCCGACCTCGATCTTTACAAGGCCGTAAGATGTCGTCGTTGTATCGGGCATTTACTACCTCGTCAGTTCCATGCCGTGCCGGAAACGCTTTGCAGCGTCCATATCTCGGATTGCGCGGCCTGATCCTGCCATATCTCGGCCTGCGCCTGTTGTTCTTCCCATTTCGACCTGATGTTTATCACAATTTCGGATTGCGCGCTAATGCTCGCGCCAGCGTTGACAAGGAATGTCCCCTCTGCCGTGATAAGCGATAGCGACTCAATCGTCGCCGCGCCCGAATAAATGACGGTCGCGGCAGCCGAAAGGGCCGATTGCGCCGCAATAACAACCGACGATTGGAAAACCGCTTGCCCGGTTGCTTCCACGATCCCGGACGCCGCAACAAGCGCGCTGGCGTCGTAAATCTGCTGCCCCGAGACGGTAACGCTCGACGTTGCCTCAATCGTCGCGCTTGCCGTTGTGACAAGCTGCCCCGATATGGCAAGGCTTGCCACCGCCGCAATCGTCACGGAGGCCGTGGTTACAGCGCCCGTTGCAGCCGTAACTGGCAGAAGCCCTAGCTCTGCCTGTGCGCCGTCGAATAGGCGCCTATACATGGCTTATGCCTCGCCCAGGTAAAGCGCGCCCGCGATCCTTTCGCCCGATGACGGCGTGAAAGCCGCCAGCGACAGACACGCATCGTTCAGGACTTCATTCATCTGCCCGCAGAAGCGCCCGGAGTGCAGGCTGTCGATATGCGTATAGCCCTCTCCATTGCCCGCGACCATGATGCCAAGGGGCTTGAATAGCACTATCCCCATGTTCCCTGCCGTGCCGGTCGTGCCTGTCAGGTTGATACTCTCCACCGACTTGACGCCGATATCCGTCCCCTGCATCGGAATTCGGAGAAATGACGTATTGTCGCGAAATGGGGAGCCACCACCGACTTGAAACGCCGGGGAGACGCGGGAACCTGTCCCGTTGCTATTGGTATAAGTCACCGTCGCCGTGGTTGCCGTCGAACCTATCGTCGTCCAGATGATAAGCCCGGCCTGCACCCCAATTCCGTTCGTGTATCTGGTCAATGCCGCTGTCGGAAGGTTTGTCGTTTGCGTTCCCGTAACGGTCGCACTAAGCCCGCCGCTGACCACGAGCAAATCTATCGGCACCACCGAAAACGGGCCGCGATCATATCCGAAATTGCCGCCGAGGATACACATCCTGTTTCCCGATGCGGCATTAGGGACAAAGGTATTGATCGAGAAATCGCTTGCCTTGTCCAAAGCCACGCTTGTCGTGGGTATGGCAGGCGCAGGCGCAAAGCGATCCCCGAGCAACGTAATCGTCGACGTCGATGTGGTCGCGAGGTTTGTGACAAAATCCGCCATATGCGCGGTTTTGAGCGTCGTCAGATACGCGTCCAGGTCCGCAAAGGCCATGTTATTTCTCCACAGCCGTGAATGC